TCGAGCGGGAGGCTGATGAACACATCCACGATCAGGCCGACGGCGCCGGCGGCCATGTCCTTGAAGGCCTCCCAGACGGCGGCCATGTCGCCCTCGAACAGCGCCCGGATCAAGTCGTAGGCGCCGCTGATCGTCTGCCAGAGGGAGTCCACGATTGCCATGACATGCCCGATGGCCGCCTCGATGACCGGCTGGACATAGGTCTCGAAAAAGGAGGCCAGGACGCGGAAGGTGTCCTTGATGTCCTGGGTGAAATCTCGGATGGCCGGCCACGCGGTGTCGGTGAAAAAGTCCATGACGGCGTGGACGACATCGCGGAAAATCTCGAACTCGTTCCAGGCGTAGACGACGCCGGCGGCCAGGGCGGCGATTGCGCCGACGATGAGGATCACCGGCGAGAACAAAACACCGAGGGCGGAGATGAGAGCTACGACCGCGCCGACCAGCACCGTCCCGACGACGACTGCCAGGGCGGCGAACATCGCTTCCGGGTTCTCCCGGGCGAACTTGCGGACCTTGCCGATGACCTCCTCGATGACCTCGGCGATCTTCGTTAGCGCCTCCTCCACGGAGCGCTTGATCTCGTGGAACCGCTTCGACTCGGTGAAGTCCTTGAACCGTTCGATCAGCTTCTCGACATGAGGCTTGACCCGCTCGAAAGCGCGAACGATGGACGCGAACGCCTTTTCGACTACGGGCGCAATCGTGACGAGGACTCGGTTCTTGAGGAGCGTCAGCTTTTCCCGAAGCGTTTCCGTTTCGGAGGCCGCCGCGGCGATGGTGTCGCCTCCGCCCGCCATGATTTCCGCGTAGTCCTCGAGGGCGAAGCGGCCCTCGCGTATCGACGCCGCCATGTCCGGGCCGGCCCTGGCTCCGAACAGCTCGAGGGCTAACAGGTTTGCCTCAGAGGAGTCGCCGGCGTTCTCGATCTCCTCCACGACCCGCGCGAATGTCTCGATCGCCGGCTCGCCCTCCCGGGCCATCTTGCCGAGCGCCTGCCGGAGCGACCCCAGGACGAGCTCTGCGTTGACGCCCTCCTTCTCGAACTTGCCGATAAGGACCGCCGACTGCTCGAAGGTGAACCCGACCTGCCGCAGAGGAGCCCCGTAGGCGACGAGGTTGCGGGAGAGCTGTTGGAAGGTGATGCCGGTGCTCTGCGCCACGTTGTAGAGAAGGTTGGATGCGTCCTCAGCCTCGCCGGCCTTCTCGCCCCAGTCGCCCATCACCCGGCTGACCGCCTTGATGTTTCCCTGTAGGTCCTCCCCGGTGATCCTCGAGAGGTCGAGCATCTGTTGACTGAAATCCTCGAGCTCTTTACCGGTGAGCCCGAGGCGCGTGTTGATGTCGGCGACGGCCGTCCCTATCGACTGGAAGTCGGCCGGCACCTTGAGCGCCAGGTTCCGGGTTATGTCGGTCAGCGCGTCGAGTGCCTCGCCCGTCGCCCCGGTCCCGACCCGGAGGGTTCGGTTGACATCCTCGAAGGTGCTACCGAGCTTGAGGATGCCGACGCCCGCTCCGGCTATGCCGGCGGCCATGCCGACGCCGGCGGCGATCCCCACCTTCTTGAGGCCCTTCAGGGATTTCTCTACGCTCTTGATGGATTTCTTGAACAGCGCGGAGTCGCCGGCGATCTTGATTGTGACCGGTTTGTTAGCTGCCATCAGCTGCCCCTAGTTCCCGCCTCATGTGATCCACCAGGGTCGTCCATTGCCAGAGCTCGAGGTCGAGCACCTCGGCCTGGCTTAGTCCGTAGCGGTGTCCGACGAGGACTCGGCTGAGGTAGACGTCGGCCCGCTGGACTCTTTTGGGTCATCGACCGGCGCCGTTCGTAGGACGAGCTCGCCGGCCTGCTCGAGGGTGAAGTCGGGGTCGGTGCGCTTCCGGGATAGGTAAGCCATCACCTTCAGCACGAGGCCCTTCGGCTGTCCTGGCTCTTGGAGCATGTCGACCGAGACTCCGGTCAGTTCCTCGAGCTCCTCGATCTCTCGGATCTTGAGCGTGTCTAGGTCGAGCTCGAGGGCGTCGAATGTCCCGGGCTCCGGCTCCTCTGCGTCTGGCATTTGGTCCCTCCATCATTTGTTGACAAGCTTCTGAACGAGCGCCGGTATTTCCTTCTCGTAGAACTTTTCGACCTGCGCGTAGTTGTTGACGAAAGCCTTGAACAGCCACTTCCGTTTCCGAGACAGTAGCCCTTTGCCTGTCCCATAGTGAACGATCCCCGAGTAGGCCCCGATGTGGCCGGCGGACCCCAGCTTCTTACTCCTCGAGCTTGAGCCGACGGTGACCTGCGCCAGGAGACGGTCCTTCTTGACCTTGTACATGGCCCGGTTCTGTAGGCCGCCGCCCTCGCCGCGGGGCGCCATAGGCGCGGCCTTGTCAGCGACGAGTGTCCCAGCTCGAAAGTTCAGGTCCTTGAAGGCCTTGTTGATCTCCGGGCCCGCGGCCTTGTTCAGCTGCGACACCAGGTGCCGCAGATTGACAATCTCTATCGGAGGCGGGGCGGTACCCACGGTGAGGGTCGCCCTGGCTCAGAAGGTCGTGATCGTCTGGTCGCCGCTCATCTGGAGGTTGAAGTTCAGCGTCGCCGCTCCGCCGACCGCGCTCGACGGGCTGATGCTGGTCAGCACGCACTCTCCGGTCAGCTTCGGCTCGGAGCTGCTGGTCCCGTTGGGGCCGAACTCCCAGGTAAGGGTCGCCACCTGCCCACGGACCGCCCCGAGGTGAGCTATTAGCGTCGCCTCGAACAGGCCCGTCACGGAGACGGTCCCGTCGGCCAGGGTCAGGATGTAGGTCTTGGAATCGTCCCCGAAGACCGTGGTCTCGGCGGTGTCATCCCCGAAGTCGACCGACACATCGGTGATGTAGGCCGACAGATCGGTGAGGCTCGCCGAGCTGTTGTCTAGTTTGAAGCTGCTGTTCTTGCCGGCTACGAAAGCCATGTTTCTAACCTCCTCGGAGGAGCTGGGTTGGTGGACTCACAGCCGGGCGAACCCGACGGCGAACTTGAACGAGGGAGCTGTCCCCCCGATGGTGGCCGTTGCTTTGAGATAGCGGTTGACGGTGGTCCCGGCGGCGACGGCGACCCGCTCGGAGGTCAGGCCGGTGGCCTGCGTGAAGGTCGCCAGGGTGGTGTAAGTGATGTTGTCGGCCGAGTGCTTGACGATGACATCCAGCGTCGGCGAGGTTCCCGAGGCGGCCACGACGCAGAGGTTGGTGACCCCTCCGTTGGCGGTGCTCGAGGAGTTGTCGACGGCCGTCCCGGCGACGATCCCGGCGCCGACCGTGGCGTCGGCCGGGTCATACAGCGCGTCGCCGTGGCCCATGTCGCCGGTCGTCCCCATGTTGAGAGTCCAGCCGGCAGCTCCGGCCACCGTCGAGGAGTTCGACCAGCTGGTCTCGGTGACCTGCGCGACCCAGCAGTCGTTACCGGCGGTGAATCCGCCGAGGGCGACCAGGGCCGGCACCCCATCGGAGTCGCCCCGGATGGCCTTGAGGTCTTGCCATTGCGAGTTGGCGGTCCCGGCTGACGCTGCGTTGAGGAGCCCGGTCAGGTTGAGCGTTCCGGACTTCTCGCCGACGAGGTACACCTTTGAGGTATCACCGAGCGTCGTTGTCTCGATCGTCTCGATGTCCGTCGAGGAGTCCACCCCGGTGAGGTCAGCTGACCACTCTCGGTCGCCGACCGTTAGCCGGCTCGTCTGTGCTGAAACGAACGCCATGTCTACTCCTCCTCCCAGGCCTCATTGACCGTGGGGGTCTCAGGATCGTCGCCGACAAAATGACCGTCCTCGTCCCTGGCCCGCTTGCCGGCCGCCTCGATCGCGCCGTTGGCTTTCAGGCCCTTGACCTGCGCGGGCGTCAGGTCGGCGACGACGGTTCCGGCCGGGAGCTCCCGTTCGGTCTTGCCGTCCTTGCCGACGATCTCGGAGTCGATCAGGATTTGGTATTTCATGGTTGGGACACCACCTCCACCTGAACAGTAGCCGCCGCGTAAGTCACGCCGGCGAAGTCCATGCTCTGAAGACTCGAGTTGACCGAGCGGACCACGGCGAAGGAGGCCACGCCGCCGAGGGTCGGGTCAGCGTCGACCGCCGCCTTGATGCTCGTCGCCCCGGCCGGCTGTA